TTTCAGCCTGATTGTTCCTGAAGCAGACTTTACAACAGACACATCTACGACTTTGTTGGCAAAAGAACCCATCGTTTTGGGTGCATTTGCTCGTGCTTTGATAGAGCGTGGAGAAGATGGTGGATTAAATAGTTCAGAAGCATTTGCTATGTACAAATCTTGTATGTCTGATTTAATAGCATTAGAGTTGGCTAGATCGCCTGAAAACGACACATTTGAGGCTGTTTAATGGCACAGCAGATACAAGCATTCTCCATTACAGCGCCAGGCTTTTATGGCCTGAATACGCAAGATTCTTCATTGGATTTGGCTAGTGGATTTGCTTTAATTGCTAACAACTGCGTTATCGATCAATATGGTCGTGTAGGGGCTAGAAAAGGTTGGGCAAAGGTAAACACCTCTTTAAATTCAGATTTGTCTACCAATGATATTGGTTCTATTGGTGAAGTTGTTACATCTGCGGCTGTTTCTTATACGATTTGTGCTGGAAACAATAAGTTATATAAGTTAAGTAGCACTTCTTTGGTTACATTAACCTATGGGGGAGGGGGTACTGCTCCCACCATTACTGCTAACAACTGGCAAATGGTATCTTTGGCTGGTGCTTTATATTTGTTTCAATCAGGTCATGATCCTTTGGTCTTTGACCCCTCATTGTCTACAACGACTTATAGACGCATTAGCGAGTTAACTGGATATGCTGGTACTGCTCAACTGGCTAACACGGCTTTAAGCGCCTATGGAAGGCTTTGGACAGCGGATGTTTCCTCAGATAAGGTAACAGTCCAGTGGTGCGATACAAAATTAGCAAATAAGTGGAGTACGGGTACTGCTGGCACTTTGGATACTACGACTGTTTGGCCTAAAGGTGGAGATGTTATTGTTGCTTTAGGAGCGCATAACGGATTCTTGTTTATATTTGGTAAAAACAATATTTTGGTTTATCAGGGCGCAACTACTCCGTCAACTATGACTTTACAGGATGTCATTACGGGAATTGGTTGCATATCAAGAGATTCTCTTGCTTACACTGGTTCTGACTTGATATTTTTGTCTTCTACTGGTGTGCGTAGTGTATTGAGAACCATCCAAGAAAAGTCAATGCCATTGCGTGACTTGTCTAAAAACGTAAGAAATGACTTAATTTATGCTGTTTCTGGTGAAGATGTAACAACAATCAAATCTACTTACTCATCTTTAGATGGCTTCTATTTATTGACGTTTCCTTTGTTAAAGCAATGCTATTGTTTTGATTTGAAGGCACAGTTACAGGACGGGTCATCAAGAGTAACTATCTGGGATTCTATTGAGCCTAAATCTTTGCTGACTAAACAAGATGGAACTGTTTATATTGGCAAATCTGGTTATCTTGCTACGTATTCTGGTTATAACGATAACACTTCTACATATCGATTTCAGTATTTTACAAACCATACTGATTTAGGTGCGCCATCGGTTACTTCTATTTTAAAGAGGTTATCTGTTGTTGTCATTGGTGGAAATAATCAGTATTTGACAATGAAATGGGGCTATGACTTTACTGGTAACTATCAGTCTCAAAACGTAAAAATAGCTTCTAATCAAATTGCTTACTACAACGTAGCTGAATACAATACTAATGAGTACTCAAATGGTATTGCCATGAGTACATTGAAGTGTTATCCAAACGGGTCTGGTAAGGTTGTACAGACTGGATATGAAGCAGATATAAATGGATATTCTTTGAGTATTCAGAAGATAGAAATTCAAGCTAAAAACGGAAAAATTCTGTAAGGAACGATTATGAGTAACTATACAAAAAGCACAAACTTTGCATCAAAGGATTCTTTACCCTCTGGTTCAGCATCAAAAATTGTTAAAGGTACAGAAATAAATACCGAGTTTGATAATATTGCTACTGCTGTTGCAACAAAACTAGATTCTTCTGGTGGTGCGGTTACTAGTGGAACAATTGATTCCACTACTATTGGTGCAACTACTCCTTCTACTGGCGCTTTTACAACACTGAGTGCCTCTAGTACAGTTTCTGGTACAGGTTTTAGTACATATTTAGCTAGTCCACCTGCTATTGGAGGAACTGCTCAGGCGGCAGGTAGTTTTACGACAGTAACAGCCTCTACCTCTGTAACCACTCCAATTATTACATCTGCGGCATCAACTGCATTGACATTAAAGTCTGCTGGTACTACCGCAGTAACAATAGACACATCACAGAATGTGGGTGTGGGTGTTACTCCTAGTGCTTGGAGTACAGTGGCTCCAGCTTTTCAAATAGGCGGTGCTTTTTTAGCGGCGCAAGGTGTTTTGGCTTATTCAGCACAAGGCACAAATGCTTACTATAACGGTACAAACTGGATTTATAGAACTTCAGCGACTGCATCTTTGTATCAACAGTCGGCTGGTGTTCATTCTTGGCAATACGCCGCATCAGGTACAGCAGGTAATGCAATTACCTTCACCCAAGCAATGACGCTAGATGCTAGTGGTAATTTGCTGGTGGGGACTACAAGCGGTACAAAACATATGTTCAAAAAAGACAATAACAACAACGAGGCCACACAGTTTGATAACTCAAATACAAGCAACCCATACGTTAGTTTGTTTTTTATGTCAGGAGCATCTCCCAATAATACAACTAACTACTTTTGGACTTGTGTAGACGGAAGTGTTACAACTCGAGCAACTCTTCGCTCAAACGGCGGTCTTGCAAACTATTCTGGCAATAACGTCAACTTGTCTGACCGCAGAGAAAAAATAAACTTTGCACCCGCAGGTTCATACCTTGAAAAAATTTGTGCAATTCCTGTTCAAACTTTTAACTACATCGACCAAAACCTTAAAGATGATGATGGGTTAACTTTAGGTGTTGTTGCTCAAGATGTGCAAGCTGTTGCGCCTGAGTTGGTTATGGAAAGTAATTGGGCTGGCAAAGATGAAGAACCAAAGATTCGCTTGTCTATCTACCAAACAGATTTGCAATACGCTTTGATGAAGTGCATCCAAGAGCAACAAGCTCTAATTGACACACTAACCGCTAAAGTAGCGGCACTTGAGGCTAAATAAGGATAAATATGAGTTCTTATTTAGATCAAATCAAGACTTCAAATCCTGCCGCTTATCAACGGATAATGGGGCTTGGTCAATATACTGCCAATGCTAATCAAGGTGGAAACGTCCAAGATTGGCAAGCACAGTTATATACAAATCTTGATACATCTAAATTAAATGCTCCTAAAGCCATTCCATTTTCTAACGGGACAGCGCCTAGTGGTTATACGCCAACTATGGTGTATGACGAATATGGTTCTAATAGTCAAAAAATAGGTGGGTATACAAAACCTGCTGGTATTACTAATGGCATTCAAGTAAATGCTCAATATGATGCTGATGGTAATTTAACTGGTTACGCTCCAATACAAGGGCATGATGTTAATTGGTTAAATCAAAATCAATATGTAACTGGTCAATGGGATACTAGTGGTAAAGCTACTCCCCAAACTGGTTATCAAAAGTATGGTGGCGGTGGGTTCTTTCAAGAAATGGCTCCTGCTCTTGGGATAGTTGGCGGTGCTTTTCTTGGTGCCGCTGGTGGTCTTTCTGGGCTTCTTGGTGGTACAGCGGGTGGAGTAGAGGCCGCTGGTGGTGCCGCATCACTCTCTGATGTTGGAGCAGGATTGGCTCCAGACTTTACTACTCAAGCCGCTGGTTATGGTGGTGCTACTGGTGGAGTTACTGCTGATACTGGATTATTAAGTTCTGCAACAAATCAATTACCAACAATACCAACTAATACGACAGGAGTACCCAAAGTGGACTTAACCTCATTATTTGACACTACATCAGCATATCCTGATTTCACCAGTGCAGATGCTGGATATGGTGGTGCTACATCAACGTATCCTGATTTTACTAGTGCGGATGCTGGATATGGAGGCGCTACATCAGCGTATCCTGACTTTACTAGTGCAGAAGCTGGTTATGGAGGCGCTACTACTGGTGTAGATGCAACAACTGGACTGCCAACTTCTACTCCTGATATTTCTTCAATGCTAAAAAGCATGTTAAATGCTGGTGGAAGTTTGGCTAGTACTGCTAAAGCATTTCTTGCAAAAAATCCTAACATTCTGTCTGGTGGATTGCAGACTGCTGGTGGTCTTATGCAGACTCAAGCATCTAAAGATGCGGCATTGAAGGCTCAGCAAGATATATTAAATGCAACACAACAAGCAACTGCTGGATCGCAGTTCCGTCCAGTAGGAGTAACAACTCGTTTCGGTTCATCTAACTTCCAAATTGATCCTGCTACTGGTCAGTTGGTAAGCGCTGGTTATACAGCCGCACCTGAGATTACATCTGCTCAGAATCAGTTATTGAAGTTAGGTGCAGGTTATCTTGCTCAGAATCCTCAAGATGTTGCCCAACAATATATGCAAAATCAACTTGCATTATTAGCCCCAAGTCGTGAACAGCAATCTGCACAATTGATGAACCGGTTGCAAAACACAGGTCGCACAGGGTTGTCTGTTGCTCAAGGTGGAAACTTAATGTCTGCCAATCCTGAGATGGCGGCTTTGGCTAATGCTAGATCATTGCAAGACCTTCAATTGGCGGCAAATGCTACTCAGGCTGGACAACAAAACGTATTGTTTGGAACAGGATTGTTTGGTCAAGCTGGCACCCTAGAGAATATGGCACAACAGCCGTTTACATTAGGTACTGGTTTGGGCACATCAATCTCTCATGCTGGTGCTAATGCGGGTCAATTGGGATTGACTGGTGTTAAAATGTCAACAGGTTATGGAACATCTCCTGCGGCTACGACAAGTCCAGGCGCATACTTGCTTGGTGGATTAAGCAGTCCAACATCTACATTGGGTACTGGTTTGGCTAATTGGTTGACTTCTTCTGCGCCAACAACAGGTGGTATAACAAGTCAGGGCATGAATGCACCAACAATTGATGCTTATGGTAACTATGTGCCATTAGGCTATGCAAATTATTAAGGAGTAATCATGGCAGATAGTATCGTAGGTGGATTGTTTGGTATGACTCCTGAGATGTACCAACAACAACAAGCACAACAAGGATTAGCAACTGGCGCACAAATGGGGCAAATGGCTCCTGATGCTTTTGGTCGTTCAATGCTTTATTCTGGTGCATCTCAACTAGGTCGTGGAATTGGTGGCGCTTTGGGCGCTGAAGACCCTATGTTGCAAAAGATTTCAGCAGTACAAGCACTTGGAAAACAATTTGATGTAACAACACCAGAAGGTTTAATGCAAGCGGCTAATGCAATAAAAGGACAATATCCTGATGTTGCGTTGCAGTTAAGTCAACAAGCTCAAGCATCTAGTTTGGCTAGGACTACTGCACAAAAAGCAACTATGTCATTACAACAAGAAACTAACTTGCGTGATGAGTTGGCAAAACTTGGCCCCAATGCTTCACAAGAAGATGTTTTGGGAGTTGTTACTAAATATGGTAGCCCAGATAAAGTATTGGCGGCATTGCAAGCATCTTCTGATCGTGCGGCATCAAGAGAGGCTACTGTACAAGCGGCAAAAGATCGTCTTGATGCACAAATTCAAATGGCAAAAGATAGAAATGCTACTGCAAAAGATATTGCACAAATAAAAATTGAAGCAAGTAAAGAAATTGCTTCTTTAATGGCTTCATTAAAAGGACCAAGTGCGGCTGTTATAAAGGCCCAAGAACGTGCAGATAAAATAGCAGAAGGAAAAGAATCTTTATCTGATACTTTGTCTACCGCAAAAACTTTAGTTGATGATTTAGCTAAAAGTGGAGGAATGACAAGCACTTCTAATGGTCCATTATCAAATCTGATAACTTCATTAGGAACCGGAACTGTTGGGCAATTTGGTGGTCGTGTTTTTGGAACTGCGGATCAAGCAAAACGTGATGAATTAAATAGCGTTAGACTTCAATTGTTTAATGCCGTTAAAGAAGCGACAGGAATGAGCGCATCTCAACTAAACTCAAATGTTGAATTGAAAACATGGTTAAATTCTTTGGGTGGTGCAGATATGACAAAAGAAGCAAATCAAGCCATCTTGAATAACATTACAAATACATACTTAAAAGGCATGTCGAAATCCACAAATATGCCTTCTTCTAACGCCCCTCAAGGTACTGCCGCAAACCCAATCGTATTGAAGTGAGGAAAATATGCCTGTTTATCAATATGAAGGACAACATTATGACTTGCCAGACGGACTTACAAATGAACAAGCTATTGCAAAAATAGAAACTCATTTAGGAAAATCCACAAACCCAACACAACAGACTACTTCACAAACACCAGTTGCTCAACAAGCGCCTGGCACTATGGAGTTAATGTTTGGCGCTGGCAGTCCAATTGCTAGAACAATAAAAGGTGCAGTTATTGATCCTGCGCTTGCTGTCAATCAAATATTAGCTCAAGTTTTCCCTGAATCTGTAAAAAAAGCGGCGACTCAAAATGTTGCAAATGTTGAGCAAGCGGTTCAACAAGGTAGGGAAAGAATTGGAAGTACAGGATTTGATCCATATCAATTACTTGGTAATGTTGTTAGTCCTGTAAATAAACTTGTTGGAGTTACCCAAGCCCCCGTGATGGCTGGTAAAGGGATGCTTTCATCTGCTATGGGTTCTGCTGGTACTGGTGCGTTACTTGGCGCAACACAACCTGTCATCGCCACACAAGATCAGTTTGCTGAAAAGAAATTAGAGCAAATGGGAACTGGTGCATTGTTAGGACCGCTAATTGAGGGTGGTGTAAATGCTGTTAGTTCTTTAACTGGATTATTGAAAAATTTAACTCCAACTGGTCGCCAAGAATATATGCAAAAACAATTGAACGAACTGGCTGGTCCAGAACGTACAAGAGTTATTGAATCATTAAAAGACGCAAAAGAACTTGTTACTGGCTCTAAGCCTACTGCGGCACAAGCATTGTCAGATATTCCTTCTGCTGTTGAATTGATTGCGGCAGAAAAGAAATTATCTACTCAACCAAAAGTAGTTGCTAAGTTTGCTGATTTAGCGGCTGAACAACAAGCCGCTAGGGTAAGAGCATTACAAAATGTTTCTGGTACTGAAGCAGATCGTTTGGCAATGGCAACTGAACGTACAGATGTTACTTCTCCAATGCGAGAAATGGCATTACAACAATCAAATGTTGCTGGTCCTATTTACACCAGATTAGAAAAAGAAATTGCAGACAAGTTCAATAGTATTGCGGCGGCTGAACAAACCGCAGGAATGACTGGGCTTGCATCTACAACTAAACAAGGAATTGCAGAGGCTGGACAGCCAGGCTGGTTATCTGCTGGAGATATCGCTTCTCAAGCTGAAAAACAAGCTGGTTTATATAAAGAACTTGCTGGAAATCTTAGAAAAGATGTACAACTTAAACAGTTTCAAATTAAAAGTTTGGAACAAAATGGATTTTTCCCTCTTAGAGCAAGTGATATTACTGACCAACTTGATTCGGCAATTAAAGGCACTGTGTCGGACCAAAGCAAAGCTGTTTTACAAGGCATAAGAGACAAAATAATTTCTAAGGCTGATGAAAATGGGATGTTGAATAGTCGTGATGTTTATGAAAATATACGTAAGCCTTCAAATCAAGACATTGCTAAATGGCTGGGATTGAGCGATCAATATGCGTCTGCTGGCATTCCTGCACAAGCCGCCAAAGCACTTGGAAATGCTAAAAAGTTTATTGATGCTTCTTTAAACAAATCTTCTGAGGGGTTATGGTCTAAATATCTAACTTCTTATACAGATTACAGCAATAAACTTAATCGCATGGAGATTGGTGATTATTTAGTAAATAAGTTACAAAGTCCAATGGGGAAAGAAGAGGCTGGCGCATTTGCTAGTGCTGTGGAAAATGCTACGGCAACTATCAAAAAATCTACTGGTATGCCAAGGTTTGAGAAACTTTCTGATGTTTTAACTGCTCCAGAAATGGGCGCTGTAAACAATGTTTTGGCTGATCTTAAAAGATCGTCTAAAGCTGATGAACTTGCTAAGAAGATTGGCTCTGCTGAATTGGGCGGAGCAAATGTTGCCAAAGAAATTCCTGCATTGTTGAGTAGAACAATATCTATTACTCGTAGTGCTATTGAGCATTTACAAAGAGGAAATGCCTCTGCATACAATCAACAAATGGCTGAATTGATGATGAATCCAGGTGCATTGGCTCAGTTTATGACTGCTGGAGTACCTAAAGGGCGATTAAATGATTTTGTTTCTTCCATGATGAAAGTAATGGATGAGCCAACTAGAACAGCGTTTATTCAATCATTTACAGTTCCTGCAATGGCTCATGAACAAGGCGTTCCTCCAAATGCAACCATGCCTTCTAAGTAGGAGTAAACCATTGATCCTTTCAGCCTTCTCCTCCTTGCCCAAGGCGCAGTATCTGCCATCAAGTCAGGTTGTGCAATGCTCCATGAAGGCCGTATGGAGCTGGAGGGAGCCAAGAAAACAATTGAAGGGGTTATGGCCGATGTCAAGGCCATCAAAGGAATCTGGGATTGGATTGTTGGACTATTTAACCCAAAACCAAGGTCCAAGTCAGCAGACGCCCCCAAGCCTTTGGCGAAAGCGAAAGCCGCTTCCAAAAAGCAACAATCTTATGAAGAGATGGAGCTTCAAGTCATCAATGATGTTGGAATCCAGCTTGGAAACTTCTTTGACATACAACAACAACTTAAACAGCACTATGATTCATTAGAATCCGAGTCAAAAGAACATTATGACCCTACTCAAAACACTTCTAAAAAAGCTATTGAACGTGCCTTGGTTGAACTTCAGATGGAAAACCTTGATGCTCAGATTCGGGAGCAAATGACAATTTATGCTCCTCCAGAGTTAAAAGCTATCTACACAAGATTTCTCAAGATGTACGCAAAAATACAAGCAGAACAAGAATTTGCTCATAATGAAGAAGTAAGAAAAGCTAGACAGGCTCGCTGGACAAAGGAACAAAGGGAAATTGAGTTTATTGAAGCAACAGGTGGGTTAATTGCCGTGATGTTCATATCATTATTTTTTGGGTGGCTAATGTGGCAACTACGAAACTTGTCTGGTGGGTTTTAATAGGAGTGGCAATATGTCTTATTGTTGGTGTAACCTCAATGGCATATGTAGAAACCTTGTACATGAAAGCTCAACTGAAACACGAAATAAAAGAACTTCGCAAACTTAAACAGGAACTAAAGGAAAAATAATGTTAACTCTACTATCAACACTCCTATCTTTTTTAATGGGTGGTCTACCAAAGCTGATGGACTTCTTTCAAGATCGTGCCGACAAAGCACATGAACTTGAATTAGCTCGTATGCAAACAGAGCGTGAATTAACGCTTAAGAAAGCAGGTCTAGAAGCACAAGAACATATCGAGGCCATTCATTTAGATGAGATCAAGGTTCAGGCAGATG